AGTGGTCATCTGTAGATCTTGTACATCTTCCACACATTTGAATAAGGGTGTCTAACATTTTCATAACATAATGCTTCGGATTTCTTTCAAACATCTTTTTTATACGTTTTGAACCTAGAGGGAGATAAGGAGCTTTCATAATAATTTGAAATCTCCCTAAATCTCCATCTAAACTAATACCCGTGTCTAAAGAAGGGCTAACTAAAATAGTATCTTCTCCGACCTGTTCTTTATGTTTATCTAAAATATCTGCATTAGTAGATCCTGCTTCTCGAAATAAAAATCTTGGATTATTTCTAACCTTCCTTTTAAGTGCTTCTGTAATAGCATGAGTGTGTGTATGTATAATTCCCTTTTCACCTTTATGCTTATCGCAAATATCTAACGCAAAATTGACAACTTTTGGTAAATCTCTCTCCATTGTCCTGAAAGATAAGCTATATTGCGAAGAGCTATAAATGGGTGATTTTTTAGGATCAAACGTTGAAGCTATTTCAACAAAATCATATTCATCTTTATTAATACCTAAACTTTTAGCAAAAATTTCTGGATTGTTAATAGTTGCTGACATCATTAAAATTTTAGAAGCACCACTAAAAATATGTTGAGCTACAGGTTTAATATCGTAAGGAACAAAAGTTACTTGATCTGCATCCTTTTTTTCAACCAAATATTCACACTCTTCCCATTTATCTAAAACCATTGTCAATGAATTAACAATCTCTGTGAATTTACCTAGTCTCTGCATTTGTTTAAAATGAATGCCTGATAGAATGTTCTTTTTGTTATTCATCAAAGACATTTTATGTTTTAAATTAACCCATTCATTTTTGATTTGAAGATATATATCTTGCAACCATCTTCCAGCTTCCTCACTATTATCTGAAATCAGTTTTTTATAACTAATATTTTCCGACTCTAAAAAGGCATAAGGAATTGTAATTGTATATTGACCAATTAATTCGTCTTCTATTCCGCTAGCTTCATCGCATATATACATCTCTCTCTTTTGGAGAAAGTTCGGTAAATTAAAAAACGCTTTGTAATTTAAAACCGGATCAACCTTTGTCAGTGCCTCATTACGGGTTTTATAATAAGGGCATATATTTTTATCAAAACAATCTTGTTTTAATTTAGGAGAATATAGGCAAGGAGCAAAATTGACGGTAACATTAGGATCTACAGCACACATATAATTACTCTTGCCTTTAATAGTCAGAGCTTCTGGAAATAGTGCTAGATATTGATCTTGTAAAGATTTAGTTACTGTTAATATAAAAGATCCAAAAGGCTTGTTATTTAAGAAATTATCTTCATATACATATCCACCATTTTTATCTTTTTTGTATATGCCATAATTTTCTATTATGTTTTTACGATCTTCATCTATCTCTTCTGCAGAGCGAGCTGATGCTATTCCAATGTGTGATTTACCTGATCCTGTAGGCAGACATACGATAGCATATTTTTTACCAGAAGAGAATATCTGGTCTATTTTCTTAAATGCTTCTTGTTGCTGGCTTCGCGGAGTATCTGACTTTGGAAAATTCTTTAAAAAATTAAATTTGTTCGTTTCCACGCTTTATTTTACTAACATCTACAACTTTACGCACGCAATTACATGGGACATATCCATAATTTTGATAGTCTCTCCCAGTATATCCCCTACCATAACATTTTTTACAATTTGAAGGAGGTAGCTTCATTAAAGGTACTTGTCCTACATCTATAATATCTATATCAGATTCTGGAAGGTCATAAAAAGTTCCAGAGAATATACTAAACATTGGTATTGCTTTCATATTTTATTTGATGAATTGATTGTTAAGATTGAATTCCAAAATTTGTTGTTAGAATTACGAGATGAATATAGTTTTAAATGGGTTTCTATGTCTGGTGATAATTTGGCTAATGTTTTTATTCTGTAATCGAAATATATTAAATCATCTTCTTCATGTATTTCAACGCCATAAGGAATTGGTATTTCAATTTTCTCTTTAGGTTTTCTGTTTGTATCCATTACAAACATCAAATAAAAGTTTTTTTGGTAAAACAAAACCATTTTACCTTGTTTATAAATTTTATTACCAAATTCTAAAACAAGATTTTTTTGTAATAAAAATTTACACGCATCTTCAATTTTTGAACCGTTGATTGTCATTTGCTCATAAATGCAGCTTTTTGCTGTGCTGTCATTTTACCTAAAACGTTATTAAAATATTCCCAAAATTTTTCTGGTGGTTTTGATGGAACAGTTGAAACTACTTCACATGCTTCAACTGGTATATTTCTCCAGTCTTGAAAAAATAAATCCCATACGGTTAATAAACCTTTAGAGGCTGCATTGTATGGAGCTGCTTTCACTGGTGGTTTAAAATTTAAAATTTTTCTACCTAATTCTGAATCTAATATAAAAGGGTCTAAAGTAGCTAACATGCGTCTTGTAGGCGGCATTACTCTGGTACGACGAGCAAATTTTAATTCTACTATGTTATTTAGACATAGTGTTTTAAGTCCACCTATTGACAGTTTCACTCAGATTTTTCTACAAATTTAGGTTCACATATTCCAAATATGCGTCCCTCACTCAAGAAAACTACATTTTTAATGTCATTCATCTTAGCTGCTTTGATTCCTTTGTCATTAGGAAACACAATGTAATCTCCTTCTTTTGTGGTTTTACAACCAGGTCCTGCTAAAATAACTTTACCTATTCTCCAAACAAAATTAACAGTATTAATTGGTACCCATATACTACCTCTTTTAATTTCGGTGCCTTCTTCATTGACGTCGATGTATTGAACCATTAAAATATCATCTAGTACACTTATTAGTTTCCAATCTTCTAATTCTAAAGAGTGTCCTTGGTATTCTTCTAATTGTACTCTTCCGCCTACGCGATCTTCTAGTTCTGGTCTTGATATCATATCTTTTATTTAATTGATGTCTTGAGTTCGTCAAGGGTCTTATTGTAAAAATTAATTTCTCTTTGAGATATTTCCATTTGCGAACAAATTTCTGTGTCTTCTTTATTGTTTGGTGTTTTAAGACTTTTTTTCAAATAATTTATACGACTATTAATGCGTGGCAATAGAACGCGGTAAAATTGACACAGCGATTGTGGATTCTTGGCTAAATCTGATTTAGTAATCCATCTGTTTGTGGTCGCATTGATAATTTGTGCAATTGTATTGTCTGCCATTGACAGCCATCTATTAAACACAAAACTATTAGGAAAGTTTAAACTATTGGTGTCTTTAATTGTTTTTTTTAAGACCCAATTTAAACAATCAAATAGATCATCATTAAACTTTTTTTTAATCATTAAATAATGACCTTAGTAGTAGCTATAAAACAACTTTGAAGTGTGTCGTAAAAAGTATCTTTTACAATTTTAGCCAGATTATCTACCTGTTCATCTTTTAAATTAAGTGAAAATGCAAATGAAGGTGCTTTAGAACCTGCATTTATATTAACAGCTAAATGCCCTAGTGCTACATTACCATCAACAACCTTGGTAATGCTAACACTTGCCTTACCTAAATTTTCATCACCTGGTCTACGCATCATAATATCATCTCCTTCTACCATGACTTCGAAAGGACCAAAATAACCCGAACCTAATAATTCTCCAATGTTCTGTGCAAACAATCTTTGAAAGAAAACTGCTCCCATAGGACAAACATTAGGAATCTCCCAACAAAAATTCAAAGCATCATCCGAATAGATAAAATCATTATTAAGCTTATCTTCCAAATCAATAAGATTATCGGTAACATCCATGTTGCCTCGAAAGGCTGTGATAATGCCTAGTGGATTATACTCATCTTTAAAAAGTTCATATCCAAAACGTTTGTGGATTAGTGAGCCATCGTAGTCTTTAATGTCGTAATTCATAGTTATAATATAAAGTATTTCTTTTGTCTTTTCAAGCGGTTATTTTCATTTTTATCTTTAAAGGTCAACATATTTGTGCTTTGATATATGGCTCCTTCTGGCATTAATCTATCACACAGTTCTGTCTTTATTGAAGAAAATGAAGAATATTGTTTATCCCAAAATATAGTATTATCTCCTCTAGCTACGAAGATTGTGTGATTGTCTATATCATAAAGCCAAATACCGTAAGTTCCTGATATATTTTCAAGAGTCTTGGTGAATGTTTTTAAAGGATCATTGATTTCTTTATAATAATTGTTGTATAAAAATGGAATCCATTGGCTATCTACCGGAAATTCTGTTTTCCACTTACATTTTAAATCTGTAGTGTTTATTAAAATGCCATTATGAGCTGCAATTGCATTTCCATAGCTAAATGGATGACTATTAGAAAAATTTCTACCACTTTCATTTGTAGTAGGTGCTCTATTATGTCCGAGATTGTAAATGGATGAAACTGGACAATCTATAGGTGAGGTGACTGTTCTAAATTTTTGAATATTAAAAGAATTAACACCTATATGAAGACATCCATATCCAGAGGTTCCTCTAACTTTATTTGCCTCGTGTAAATTGTAAAATTCTGATGGTGTTATAGATCCGTATATGCCACACATATTAAGGTTTGTATTTTAATTTAAACTTTTCTGCACTTTGTTTCCAACCATCTGACATCATACTATCTCCCATTCCAAAATGCACTGCTTTAATAGGATATACTCCCATTTTTAATTTATTTTTATTAGCTCTCAAGCAAAATGAAAGATCATAGTGATGGAAATCAAAATCTTCATCAAATCTAGTGTCTGTATCCAATAATTTAGATACATTAACTGCTAAAAACAATCCATCTAAAATTAATGCCCTAGAATCTGTAGGACCGAAGACAGAGGTCCAACAATTTTTATCTTTTGAATGGGTAACTTCTCCAACCATTTGATCTCGTGGAGTCATAAGATGCCATGCTGGCATTGGTGCATTTAAATCACAAGTCTTTGAACCTGCAAGGCCTACAATGTCGTATTTGTAAAAAGCTAAATCTAATTTTTCATCAAAAAATAAATCTTCAACCAAAACATCATCATGCATAAAAATTATTTTTTTATGCCTGTTTGATTCATTTATGAATGCATTGTAATTCCACGGCAATCCTTTTTTATTATTATAGATAATAGAAGATCTGCGATCCCATCCAGATTTTTGTAGAAAGAAAGAAGCTGGTGATTTCTCATTAAAGTGTTCTTTAGAATGAGGGGTTGCAATAACAATTTGGTAATTGTTAAAATCAAAATGTGGAGTGTGACCTAATACTATTTCGCTCATAAAGGTTTGCAATTATAATCTTTCCATGGAATATATGTACTATATTTAATAGGATCAATATATTCTGCTTCTATAAATCCTTGGATTCTAGAAGAACATGCTGTGCATTTACCACATGCTTCTTCTAAACCATTGTAACAGGTATGCGTGTTGACAAAATCTACTTTATTAGATATACCTTCTTTAATTATGTCTGCTTTGGAGTATGTAATAAAAGGAGCTTTGATTTCTATACGGTTACGCCTATTTAAACCAATGGTCTTATTCATTAAATCTAAAAAATCCAAAGAACAATCCCAATGCCCACTATGAGTATCTACTTCCGCTGCTCCATAATAAACAAAAGAGGAATCCGTTGATTCTGCTATCGCTGTGGCTATAGACAAAAACATCATGTTACGGTTCGGAACATAGGTAACAGGTTGAGGATCTCCTAATATTTCTTTAACTTCTGGCACTTTCAAGTCTTGGTTTAAAAGAGCTGATGTATTTAAAATATCACGCAAAAACTCCATTTCTACTATATGATGGGGTATATTTAAATTTTGACACTGAGTAAGAGCCATATCAATCTCTCTGTTATGTCTTTGGCCGTAGTTTAAAATTAAAGCTAAAGGTGTTGTATCTTTCAATGCTTTGTATAAAAGACACGTTGAATCTAAGCCACCACTAAATAATACAATAGATTTCTGTTTTTTGCCTTCCATGAGATAAATATAACATATATTGACAATGAAATCTACGCCTAAAAAAATTAAATTTTCTAAAAAAAATCCTGCAACTACCATACCTCCTACTTGCAACTGTGTTAAAAAAGAGGTAACTCGTATTTTAGCTTCAAATGCAGGAGTTTTAGATGAGGAAGCTGTACCCTTTGCTCGTAGTTTTTATTCAATTTTAATAAAAGAAGCTGAAGAAAATGTTGAAGTAAAAGCTGTAGAAGAATTTTCCCCAGAACAAGATAAAGAAGCTTTTGAGCAATCTTTAGAAGCAGAAACCCCTAAAGACCAATTTGATATTGAAGGTATCTCACCTAGCATTTCTAGTGAAAATATTAAAAAAGTTAACGAATGGGCTGGTAAATTAGATGAATTTGCTAGCTTTCTCAATGATCCTGCCAATAGAGAAAGCTTACATAAAATTTTAGCTGATGCAGATAGACCTGGTAGTGTTTTAAGAGGTGTTACTCGTAAAACTTCAGATGCAATCACCCGTGTTGCTGGTGAAATTAAAAAAATAGGCGAAGTATTAAATTCCTTCGTTATTATGGCTCCTAAGAAACTCCGTGACACCGAACAGGTGACTGGTTAAAAATAAAGAGATTTTAAAATAGTCTCCTTAGTTATTTCTACTAAGTTTTCTTTAACCGCCCATTCATTAAAATCTTTGTAAAGATTTTCAGCGGGCCATTTAAATACTTTTTGTTTCTGTTGTATTAATTTAACTATATTTTCTTTAGAAGCTGTATCCTTTTTCGGATTATCTAAGACCCATATCTTCTCGTGAAAAGGAAATGCATTAAGTTGTGTATGCTGTGCATCTGTCATTGTTAATCCTGCTAGTGCTACACCGTTTTTAACAAACATAGCATCTATAGGACCTTCAAAAATAAAAATGTAAGGTATATCAGTATCTATCCTTTCAACTCCAAAAACTGTTTTATCGCATCCTATTTTGTTCAAATATCTTGGTTCTGAACCATCTAAAGCTCTTGTCTGATAAAATGATATCTTATTATCTAAATTGTAATAAGGTATGCACAACCTATTTTTGTGCATCATATCTGTTAAGCTAATGTAATAGTTAGGATTTCTGTTAACTGCTTTGTCTATTTTTCTTGATTTAATATAATCTATCGATTTTTCAAAAAAAGGATTTATACTATAAAAATTTGACTGCTGTGGGTCTTCTATGTTAATAGAATCTATAGGTAATATTGATAAAGTTTTTGCCTTTTTGTTATTAGGTCTATCTACGGTATCTGTAATATCTCTTGTAAACTCACCTGTAAATGCTTCAGTTTCTATTTCTTCTTTAGTTTGTCCAGCAACTTCACTTATCCAGTTATAAGCATTCCAAGATTGACAGCAATTGAAACAATAAAAACTACTAGTATCAGGATAAAAGTATAATCTTTTTTTCTTTAGCCAACTTTTACCCTCTCTACATATACAACACGACCCATTGTATATATTCGTATATTTGTTATATACTGGGTCTCCTGCGTAGGCGAAGAACTTATTTAAAACATACGGAGCAGGTAATTTCTTCACCCTTACAGTATATTATAAATTTTAAGGATTATCAATAGTTATCTTCAACTGCGCCTCTTTCGCGCATTGCTTCTCTATAAGCATCCTCTACATCTGAATCGTAATTAAGAGGATTGTCTTCTTCATCATCTTCAATGTCAAGAATAGGTGTACCTAATGTTTTTTCATCTTCGGCTACGTACAACATACCACCCTCTCTTTTTAATCTGCCTTTATCTACTAATGAAACAATAACGCTTCTTATTTCGTCATCTGTCATGTCTTCTGTATCTGGATCTTCTGCTAATTCTTTACGGATAACATCTGCTGATTCCTTATTATCATCTGTTCCAGCAACTCTATCATAGATTCTTTGTTCGATTGAACTTAAAGTATCTTGATCCTGTTCTACTTGTTTTCTAGATTGTTCAGACCGTGATACGGTTTGAGTAACTTCTTTAGAAACTGGAGCTGCTGTAATTTTAGTCAATCCATAGGCTTGATCCGTAAGAAGATTGGCAATTACTCTTGTAATTTTAATTCTTAAATCTTTACGATTTGTTACTTGACTAACTTGTGATTCTATATTACCTATGAGATCTGAATAAGAAGAAGCTGGAGTGTCTGTTAATTCTTTAGCAAGACTAGTTAAAACACCCTTTAATTTTTCTTCTGGTAAACCACCCATCCAAGATTTGGAAGACCATACTTTAACTAATTCATCTAAATCTCCACTATTGAGTTTGTTTTCAAAAGCTGAAGCGTCAATCTCAATATTGGAATATCGATCAGTTTTTTTAGTTCTCCCTTCTGAAAAAACTTCAGAGGTTATTTTTTCGCAAAGTATATCAAATTTTAACATTTAATTTACTTACCCTTTAAGGTGTCGCAATTAAACTTTGTTCTTCGCCATATGGCTTACCTTCAGGCGTAATATAAAGTTTAGTGAGTTCTATTCTTTGTTCTTGATTTCCAAAGATTTCAATTATAGGTGGTGCATCACCTTGTGGGAAAATTCTACCATCTTCTTGATGATATGATTGTTGAAATACTTTAAAAATATTATCTACCTCTTCCCTATATTGAGGATCTGTGTCTCTCAAGTCATCGTTCACTATTGTAACTGGTGATGAATTTGTAATAGGAAGAAAAAAGATTACATCTAATAAACGCAAAGTTTCTCGAGTCAAAATACGCGATTCATCTAAAAATTTTTCTGATACCTTATCTTTTAAATGTAACCAACTAGAATATGCTAGATTATCTAATACGCATCTATCAAAAATGACATTATCTTTTTTACTATATTGTGTAGCTTGTTCTGCTAAAAAGTCTAAAATCATTCTTTGAGACTCTTCTGTGCCTTCCCTGTTACAAGGTATATTTTTCTCTTTAATTAAATCCCTGTAAGTAGTTTTTGGGGTTTCATACATCGGCCAATTTTTTAAAAAATCTTGGATATATGTTGATTTGCCTATACAGCTAGTTCCTACGACTGCAATTTTCATATGTATGGTATATTTTCTAATGTTTCTGGAAATAAATCAACTATTTTTTTTGAAATGTCATCATGCAATGAATCTTCTTTAAAGATATACACGTTTTCTGTTAAAATTTTGGGATGTTTCTGTCTTATGTTTTTAGCTAAATCGTAGCTTAAATCACACTCATCTTTGCACCATCTACTGTTAATATCTACTGAGCTATGAAACAACAAAGATTCTAAGACTATCTTTAATTGTTCTTTTGTTAAATTTAATTGGATTCCACTTTCACTCATACCCTAATTTAGGATATTGGATTATTTTGGCACTGTTATAATTTGCTTGTAGGCATTTCTAGCTGGTTTAAAATGTTCATTAATTCTTCTTCAGCTTTTTTAGGATCTCTGTCTACATTTATATTTGAAATGGCGTTTTTTAAATCTAAATCATCTGTTGCTTTGTATAAAGATTTTTTTAGAGCCATGAGTAATGTTTTATACTTTTCTTCATTAAGGTCAATTGTTTCTGGAGTTGGTAATGCTGAATCAATTGAGTTTGAAACATCCTTTACTACTTCAGTTGGGGATTGTTCTTCTATATCAAGGCTTTGTTCTTCTATAACTGTGTTTATTAAATTTATAAATTTACTCATATTTTTATTATTTATTACTTAGTGAATAATACCCCTAGTTTTTATAATAAGGAACCGCTGCTACCTTGACTAATTATTTGGGTATAGTAGTTTATCAACGGTTTTTTGAAGAAATTCAATTTCTTCTCCTGTTGGATCTCCACATTTTATACTTTTAAATTCTCCTTTATAGTTCTTAAACAACAAGTTACATTTTTTCAATTCTTTGAAGTATTTCGTTTTTTTCTTAAATATTTTTTTAACGCTAGTAGAAAACAAGTCCGAATTTTCAAACCAAATTTGATATTCTTTATCCAAAGAGGTTTCTTTGTAAACCGTTAATATCTTGACATTAAGACGATGAAACATCATTTTAAACATATCTAAGATAACGTCTATCTCTTTTTCTAGAAAATATTTAAAATATTTTTCTTTTTGGGTTATAAGATTGTCTTCTAATCCCCATTCTTTAAAATTTTTAATTATATTATCCGCTAAATGAGGCAAATATTCGTGTATAGGGAAAACTATAGTACGATATTTTAGGTAATAAATTAAAAGATTTTTAATCTTTACTTCCGTTTCCATCACTATTGATTATAGCATGGATTAAAGATTCTTCCACCAATTCTGGGGGCAAAGATAGGTTAGCTTCTGTTATGGTTTCCGACAATTGCTCTAGTATATTTTTAAATTTTTGTTTATACTTGTAGCTACTAATAAGGTTTTCTTTAGAGAGCTTTACATGACTAGGTAATTCCCTTATTTTTAAAGCCTCTAATAGTGGTTCACTTATTAAAGTTACAATATTTGTTATTTTTTTATAAAACCGGTCTAGAGGAGATTTATAAACTGTCTGTTCTGGTAATAATTCTTTATTTTCAATTTTATTAAGCATATATTTCAACACAGATGCCTTTTCAGCTAAAACTGAAGACCTATTTAAAAATTCAGGACCCCTAACATGCACCTTACCATAAGGATTATATAAACAGCCAGACCCTACATAAGGTGAACCACAATAAATACATTTATTAGGATCATCCATATGAACATGGGTGTTAGTAGGGGAAAACAAACAAGGCCTTCCATGGGTTGATGAGCTGCAGTATATACAAGACATTTTATATATTTAATCTAAAGTTGTGTAAATTGAGATTTAATTTGCGAAGGGGGTGTTCCGATTCGAACATTTATAATTCCGTTATAATAATCATCTCTTAATAATACATTTTTATTAATTTGTTCTTTAATTTCTTCGTAAGCTAATTCCCATTTAGAACCACAAGTTTTAACTATTTTAAAGGTAAAATTTTCTTTACCATATTTAGCAATATCTTCATTTAAGTCATTTGAAGAGCTGGTATATGTCTTCCACGTAGATTCTGCAATAGTAATTCTATTTCGAGTTTTTCCTTTAAGAGGTTTTCTTTTTATCCTCATAAAACATTGTTTCTTACCTATATACTTCTTATTTGTGGTTAAATTTGTTATTTCATAAATAAACCCAAAAGTAGTTTCATTTATTGAAACGCCTTTATTTAATATCCAATGACCAGTATCCATTACATGTCGTTTTTAGGCAAAGTTCTGCGAATTATAGGAAATTGAGATTCTTTAATTTTCTTCTTTTTTTTCTTTTTTTTAGGCCCTAATTTAGAAGCTTTACCAGATATAGACATTGCAGCATATACATTAGGATCTGTTACTACATTTCCTGGTCCATCTCCAAATACACCACCAGGAAACCCAGCAGCATTCATATTTTCCATTAATTGGTTTACTAATTGTTGAAATTTGTTCATTTTATATTATAATGATTACATCTACTTATGGTTAACCTGGAAGATTTCAAAATAGAATTACAAGAAGACACGAGAATAGATGAAATAAATCTTTCTCAAAAGCAACTCATGTTGCCTGCTATAAAACATAAATGGGTTGCACGTCTTATAGAACATAAACGCAGATTAAACAGTCTTAAAAGAAAAAAGAAAACTGTTAGAGCAGCTGTTATAATTTCTTTAGAGAGAGAAGGATTACCTCCAGGATTGCCTAAGAGTGCTTTAGATAAAAAAATAGATTCCTCAGATGCTATTCTAAAAATAGATGAAGAAATTGAGGATACTGAAATTATTGTAGAATATTTTGAAAAAGTTGAAAGTATTTTTCGGTCTATGACATATGATATTAAAAACATCATAGACATTAACCGTCTTGAGACAACATAATGATAGAACTTTCGATAACACAGTCTAAAGCCAAATTAGGACAAATATCTGGAGACGATTATCAAGCAATACATCTAGTCAGAGAACATTTTTCTATAGCAAATCCTGCATATCGCCGCAATGCTCCTTATATACAAGCAAGGTTATATGCTATTACACCTGCAGGTAAATTTGAATTAGGGTTACTTGGTTCTATTATAACTTTTTTAGAATTAAATCATTACGAATATGTAGTTAGTGAACAATTACAAGAATTGTGTAATGTAGGTTTTGCAAATCCAGAAATCAAAACTTTAAATTTACAATATAGAGATTATCAAGAAGCTTCTGTTATATCAGCTTTAAAACAGGGCAATGGAGTTACGTTAATACCTACAGCCGGTGGAAAGACTTTAATATGTGCAGGTTTGATAGAAAGTTTGAGACTCAATTTAAAAAATCGAACTGCATTAACTTTAGTTATGGTTCCTACTTTGCAATTAGTAGAACAGACAGCTAATGATTTTATTTCTTATGGATTGACAAATGTTACAAAGTGGTCTGGAGACAATATACCGGATCCAAAAGCAAATATTATTGTAGCAGGAACACAGATACTTTTAAGTGATAAAACTGACCTTTCAATCTTAGATGATGCCAAAATTCTTTTGGTTGATGAGTGCTTGAGAAAAAACACACTAATTTCTACTAATAAAGGATATATTAAAATACAAAATATTAAAGTAGGTGACTTTGTCAAATCCTTTAACATCGAAACCGGAAAAATAGAATATAAATCAGTTTTAAACACGTGGCACAATCTGCCGCAAAGCAGTTCTTATGATTATTTCCTTGAGATAAAACTAGAAGACGGCACTACCATACAAGTTACCCCTAACCATAAAATATTTACAAATAGGGGATATGTAAAAGCAGAAGACCTAACCGTTTTAGACGAAATTTTATCCATTAAATCTTCTAAAACAATGACATTCCGGTATAAATACTTGTATGCAAAAGCAAGTATATCAACACTCTTGTTTAATATGTCACAAACGTGTAAAGTATGTTGGCAGACATTTAAAACATTGCCATCCAGAATTTACCCTAAAAACATACTACGATGTTTTTTTAAAAAAACCCAACGAAGGAATATGCCTCAAATGTCAAACCCCTACAAAGTTTAAAAAAAGCTTAACTGAAGGATATTATACATTTTGCAGCAAATATTGTTCAGCAATGACAGCCAACATTAAAGGATTACAAACAATACACAATTCACCCTTAACAAAGAAAATAAGAAAAAAGATTATAAAAAAAATAAAAATATTTTGGGACAGCAAAAGGGGAACAAAACTCAAAATGAAATTTAGCAAAGAAAGAATGGGGGACAAAAACCCGGTGCATCGTCAAACACCAGAAACCCGCGAAAGAATAAAAATTAATAATTCCATCAAAATGAAAAATTTAATATTAAGTGGAAAATTTGTACCCCCGGTTACAAATTCGTGGAGTTTTTCAAGAATTATAATAAACAATATCCCATTTAGGAGTTCTTGGGAAGCCGTTTTTTATATATTAAACCCCACTTTAGAATATGAAAAAGTTGTTATTCCCTACATGGTAAACAATATCAAAAAGAATTATATTGTTGATTTTGTGGACCACATCGACAAAATCATTTATGAAATAAAACCAAAAGCCACCAAGCAAAATGCCATAAACCTAATAAAAGAAAAGGCAGCACTAAAATGGGCAAAAAAAAACAAATATGAGTATGTTTGTATCTCCAATGAATATTTTGAACAAAACGCCAACAAGATAGATTACGCAGCGTATGAACCTAAACTAAAAAAGTCCATGAATCAATTTTTAAAATGAAAATTAAAACCATAAAAAAAATTAACAGAAACAATGAAAAGGTTTTTAATTTGGAAATTGCAGAAAATAATAACTATTTTGCCAACAATATATTAGTTAGCAACTGCCATGTATTAAGAAGAGGCAATCAGATTAATAAAGTTTTAAATTTTATAAAAACCCCTTATAAATTTGGATTTACAGGCACAATGCCTTCATCCGAAATAGATCAGTGGAATATTATAGGTAAATTAGGTCCTATAACATATGAACAAAAAACAGATACTTTAAAAAAGCAAACATATGTTTCAAATTTTCGTATAGTTATTCTGAATATAAAACATAGTCAAGTTCCTAAATTTATAATCAATCCCGAGACTCCAGCTGAAGCATATCAAAGTGAACTTGAATTTCTTTTAAATAATGAAAGAAGAAATCAAATCATATCTAATTTAGCAGACAAATTAAACCAAAATACCCTAATCATGGTAGATCGAATTAATCATGGTGAGGTTCTTTTTGAAAAAATAGAAAAAATTACTTCTAAAAAAGTGTATTTTATCAGAGGATCTACAGACATAGATGATAGGGAAAACATTAGAAACTTAATGAATGATCGGAGTGATATAATAATCATAGCCATTTCAAAAATTTTTAGTACTGGTATTAATATACCTAATTTACACAACATAATATTTGCGTCTGCAGGGAAAGCTAAAATCAAGATCATGCAGTCTATAGGTAGAGCTTTGAGATTACATCCGACGAAAAAGATTGCAACAATATTTGACATTGCAGATAATACAAAATATGGTATAATACATTTAAAAGAACGTAAAAAATTATATAAATCAGAAAATTATGAAAACACAGAAAAGCAATTATCGTAAGAAAAAAAATATTTTAAAGAAAATATCTAAAATTGAATCAGGCCAAGATGACCAAGAAGAAGATAACCTATATGGGGAAGACTGGTCTAAACAAGAAAATTTAAATGATGAAAATGATGAGATAGAGGTTGAAGAAGTTGAAGAGGATGTTGATGAAGAAGTAGAAGAAGAAGTGGAAGTAGAAGAAACCCCAGTTTCTGAAATGAGGAAAAAGGGTAAAAAACCTACAGACAAAGAAAAGTTTTATGTAGACCCTAAACAATTCGATGATGAAATTGTGGTATATTACGATACAGGGAATATGTCTAATGAATTAGCTTTAATGGTTAGTAAAATTGCTCATAAGCTTAGTTATGCTCCTAATTTTATTAACTATACATTCAGAGAAGAAATGGTTGGAGATGGAGTTATTAGAATGTTTAAAGCTTTAATGTCAAAAAAATATGACAGAGAGAAAGGAACCAATCCTTTTTCATATTTTACCAGAATAGCATTTAATGCTTTTCGTAATAGAATTAAAAAAGAAAAACACATGAGAGACACTCATGAAAAATATCAAAATGAATTGATGCTTTTCTCGGAAAATTATAATACATTAGTCCGCAATAACCAATTAAAAGTGTTAAAAGAGCGCCTTGATAAATGATGTCTTTAAAACATAATTTAATAGGCACTTTTTCAGACATACATATTGGGCTAGGTCAAGATAGTTCAATGTGGCATGATGCTACTTTAAAATTTGCACGTTGGGTTAAAGATTTTTATCAAGCTAAAGGTATAGATGATATAATCATTCCTGGAGATATATTCCACAATCGTAATGAAATATCGGTTCACACATTAAACGCAGCTAAAGAGTTTTTTGATATTCTATCAGATTTTAACATTTATATTTCAACCGGTAATCACGATTGTTATTATAAAGATCGTTCAGATGTTAATTCAATATCTCTATTAAACAAATGGAACAATATTATAATAGCAGATGTTAATCCTATTACTTTAACATATAAGAACAAAAACATATCATTAATTCCATGGGCAACACCTTTGTTAGACATTCCAGAAAGTGATATAATTTTTGGCCATTTTGAAATTAATTCATTTCATATGAATACACATAAAATATGTGATAAGGGTATTGAATCTGAAGCTCTTTTAAATAAATCTCCTTTTATTATTTCTGGCCATTTTCATAAAAAATCTCATAGGAAATATTCAACTGGTGAAGTTTGTTATTTGGGTAGTCCTTACCAACAAAATTTTGGAGATGTTGGTGATGAAAGAGGAATCTATATCTTAGATTTAAATACAAATTCATTAGATTTTCATCTTAACAAAGTATCTCCTATACACGTTAAAATATTTGTTTCTCAGATATTAAACCGCCAACAAAATTCTGAGTATTTAAAATCAAATATACCAGATAATATAGTAAGTTTAGTTATTGATGAATCTTTGTCTGCAGATAAAATCTCTTTAATAAGCTCAAAAATTCAAAAATTAAACCCCAAATCTTTTAGAATAGATTATAAATTAGACAGTGAAATTATCATAGGGCAACAAACTGCAAATTATTCATCTGTTGATGTACCTAAAAGTATAGAAGATTTTGTTGAATCTCTGGACGTACAATATAAACCAGACGTTGTAAATTATTTGAACCACATTTATAATAAATTAACCGTATGAACAATAAAATAGGAATAGGAATATTAGATATATATGATCAAAATCTTTTAGATGATTGTGTAAGCTCAATACCAGAAGAATTTAAAGAAAACGTATTTATTGCATCAGTATCTAACAATAAATCTTTTACAAAGAATCATAAGCAATACAATTCAGATGTATGTTTTGCAACCTTGCGTAATTGGTTGTTAACACAAATGAGAATCAAAGAGCTAAAATATTACTTTTTAATAGATTCCAATATATTAATAACCGACCATGAGATTTTTACCAAAACTATTAAATTAGCAGAAGTTTTCGGAACATGGATGATAACTGGTATTGGTCAAAATAATATACCAATTGAAGATGACGTTAATAATGTTACTCTTAATATATCTCCTTCTCTAAATTCTTCTTTTATGTTCATATATTCTGGCATTATTAAAAATAATGGATATTTTGATGAAAGACATTTTAATACAAAAGATTTAGATGTTTTGGACTATATCATTAAATTGAGAAAGAAAGAAATTTACCCACCTAACAATTTTAATCCAACAATTTCTGAAGGTTTTAAAGCAACCCCTTCAGAAATTAAGAAAAAAGACCACATAGATAGATTAGACATGTTTCCAAGAGATATACACAAAAGTCTGCAATTATCATATGGATATTTCCACCATAATCACAAATATCTACCAGGTCAAAACGATCCAGCTCCTGTTAGTCAGGAAGATTTATTGAAAAGTATAGAAAAATTACAAAAAAATTATGCCCGTCCCCAATCATAAAATAGGTCTTGGGTTAATAACCTGTGATAGGCCAGATTTTTTCGAAAAGTCTTCAAATTCACTATATAAATTAGATTGTGTTAAAGTAGTTGTAGATGATGGAGAAACTAAAGTCTCTACTCTTTTAGATAAAATAGACACAGAACATCCAAAATCTGGTGTAGCTAAAGCCAAAAACAAAGCTTTAGAATTTTTAATAAAAGAAAAATGTGAACACATTTTTTTGATGGAAGATGATATAGAGGTATTAGACGAAGCTGTGTTTGAGTTATACATCAATGCTTCTTTATCAACAGGTATTAAACACTTTAATTTTGGTCTACATGGTGATCATAACTTAGATCACCTAGGTCGTCCTACTATAAGAACAACTGTAAATTATCCAGATAATTTAAAAATTGATTTATATCCTAATGTATTAGGAGCTTTTAGTTATTATCATATAGATACTTTGAATAAAGTAGGATTGATGGATGAAAGGTTCTATAATGCGTTAGAACACGTTGATCATACCTATCAAATTATTAAACAAGGATATCATCCTCTTTTTAGATGGTTTGCAGATGTTACCGGATCTCAAAGATACTTAAAAGATATTGTTCCAGACCATCAACAATCTAAAATTCGCAGCGAAGCAGATCATATGCAAAATTTTCAAAAAGCTTTAAACCTTTTTATCGAAAAGAATAAATTTTCAGTAGTACAAGGTTATGGACCTGCAGAAAGAATGTATACAGAAAAAGATACATTAGAAGACTTAAAAAAAATATGGAAACAATACCATCAAAAATAGGTGTAGGTATTATAACCTATAATAGGCCAGACTATTATAAATTGGTATTAAACACTATACCGAGAAATAAAATTACAAAATTAGTTATAGTCAATGACGGGGAAAATGTTTATGTAGACCCTAAAGATGCAGACACAGTTATTCACAATAAACAGCAATTAGGTGTAGCAAAATCTAAAAATAAAGCTCTTAAAGAATTGGTAGATCTAGGATGTGAACATTTGTTTTTAATAGAAGATGACATTCTTATCAAAGATTCAAATGTTTTTGATGAATACATAAGAGCTGCTAACTCCGCAGGAATACATCATTTATGTTATGAAAAGGTTGCAGGTAATGAAAGAGAATTAAAATATACCTTAGAACAACCAGATGGATCAAAAATAGGATTTTATCATAATCCTCAAGGAGCATTTATGTATATAAATGCAAATTTAATTAAAAAATTAGGTTATTTTGATGAAAATTATACAAATGCTTTTGAACATATAGACTTTGCATACAATCTTATAAAAAAGAAAGTAGCTCCTCCTTTTTGGTATTTTCCTGATCTTTATAACAGTGAAAAATATCTTACAGATATTGAAGGCAGTAGCCAAAATTCTTCTATTACTAATAAAGACAAATATCAAGAAAATTGGCAAAAATCAGCTGAATATTTCACAAAAAAATGGGGTTATTTCACCAATAAAATTCAAGATGTCGGAGTAAAAGGATTGTTATTATCTTTGATAGAACTTCAATCGCGTTATAGTAGAAAGAAAATAATAAACAAAGACAAAAAACTTTCTATTATAATTCCTTATAGAGATAGAATACCAGCTTTAACACAAATCATACCAGCTTTGCAATCATATGTTGCAAAACAAGTTGAAGATTTTGAAATTATTGTTGTAGAACAAGACAATAATAAACCTTTTAACAAGGGGTTATTAAACAATATAGCATTTACACAAGCTAAAGGAGATTATGTATGTTTTCATGATGTAGACTTAATTCCAGAAATATCAGATTACAGTTATCCATTAAAACCTTCACATATTAGCAGTCATTGCAGTCAATTTTATTATAATAATATTCCAGATAAAATTATGGGAGGTGTTATTTTATTTACTAACGAACATTATCAGCAAGTAAACGGTTACAGTAATGAATTTAATGGATGGGGTAAAGAAGATGATGATCTCTATGCTAGATGTGAAAAAGAAAACTTACATCCGTATAAACATCCTTTCGGTAAATTTTATAGTATGCCTCACCCCCATCGTTTGACTAATCCAGAAGAAAACACATACCATACAGCTAATGGACAAAGATTCAGAAACTATTTAGAAGGCTCACTAGGAAATGATTATCATAAAAAAGACGGATTGAATAATTGTAAAAATATGGTAAAATATGTAAAAGTGAAAGAAAGTAAGGATAATTTTACCCACTTTTTAATCGATTTTTAAATGCACAAAAGGCTTTCAATTTTAGTATGTTCAACAGAAGAACGTAAAGGATGCTTTCAAAACCTTGCTAGAGTTTTGAAAGCTCAATCAAATTCGTATGTAGAACTTTTAGCCAACATAGATAATGGTCTTAAAACTATTGGGGCAAAAAGAAATGAATTACTAGAAAGTGCTAAAGGGGATTATGTATGTTTTGTTGATGATGATGACATGCTTTCCCCTTTTTATACATCTAAAATATTAGAAGCAATTAAAACTAATCCAGATTGTTGTGGTCTTGAAGGTATTATTACCTTTTCATGTAAATATCCTAAAAAATTTATACATTCTTTGCGATATGATCATTGGTTTGAAAAAGAAGATATCTACTATAGATGTCCTAATCATCTTAATACTATTAAAAGAGAGATAGCATTAGATACTAAATTTCCAGATAAATCTTGGCAAGAAGATTTAGACTTTTCAACAAGGTTAAAGGGTAAACTTAAAACAGAAGTTTATATAGATGAGCCTATTTACTACTATTACCCATCAAAAGGTTTTTAATATTATGAATGACAAACTTTTAATCAAATTTCCTACCAGAGGAAGACCGGACAAATTTTTTAAGGTTTTGGAAGAGTATATAAACAAAGCAAAAAATTTGGAACACATTGCATTTTTAATTTCTTTGGATACTGATGATATCAGTATGAACAATGAAAATATTATAATTAAATTAAAAGAATACCAAAAAAAGGTTAAATTAATTTATTTTTTCGGAAATAGTAAAACTAAAATTGAAGCTATTAATGCCGATATGGGAAAGGTGTCTGGGTGGGATATTCTATTATTAGCGTCAGATGATATGGTTCCTGTGGTAAATGGTTATGACACCATCGTTCGCAAAGATATGAATGACCATTTTCGAGATTTAGATGGTGTACTTTGGTATAATGATGGTGGGCAAAATAATATTAATACCTTAAGCATTTTAGGGAAAAAATATTATGATAGATTCAATTATATATATCATCCAGACTATATCAGTTTATGGTGTGATAATGAATTTACAGAAGTTTCAAAAAGATTGAACAAGGTTTATAAATCAGATCAAATTATTATAGAACACCAGCATCCAGTCTATCAAAAAACAAATTATGATCAATTATACGTTAGAAACGAATCCTATTATAACATAGATCAAGAAACTTATAAAAAAAGAGAAGTTTTCAATTTTTCTTTAGACGATTTTAATCAAAAACTTTTTTCAATTCTTATAACTAGTATACCAGAAAGAATTGACAATTTAAAAAAAATTATAAACAAATTAGAATTCCAAATTTTAAAAAATAATTTGGATAAACAAGTAGAAATACTGAGCTTTGTAGATAATCGCTCTCGTTCTGTAGGTCTCAAAAGGCAAAATTTATTAGATGTCAGCGAAGGCAAGTTTATATCTTATCTAGATGATGATGACGATATATCAGATGACTATGTAGAAAAAATAATAAAAGCTATAAAGTTGAATTCTAATGTGGACGTTATTTCTTTCAATCAAGAAGCAAAGATTAATCAACATGCACCGGTTACTGTATATTTTGGTCTTCAGTATGAAAATACAGAGTTTATACCGAATCAACCAATATATCGCAAACCGTTTCATATGTGTGCTTGGAATAAAAAAGTAGCAAAACAGGTTGAATTTAAAAATATATCTTTAACAGAAGATTGGTGTTGGATTGAATCTTTGTGTAAAATAGCTAAGACAGAACATCATATAGACGACATTTTACATTATTATATTTTTAACGAAAACAGCACTACCTCTAATTGGTAATGAAAATGGATCTTCATCATAGCCAATACGACCCAAACACAAAAACTTTATACGGTCATCATCAGTCGGGCTTTTATTCTTGTATTAATCAAGTCCGTAATAGTATATATACACTTCTTAACGAAGAAATTATTCCAGAAAACATATCTTTTCAGTCGACTCTAAATTGGTATAGAAATAATGAAGATTTGTATCCTATTTTATATAAATTAAATCTTGAAAAGAAAGAAGAATTAAAAAAATATAAATTTAATCTTTTAAAATGGGATCCAACCTACGAGCTATTTAACAATCTAGACCCTAAACAAATAAAATTAATAGAAGAGGTTTACTTTTCACCCTCAGATACAGTTTTAAATTGTATTGAAAATCTTGAAAAAAAATATAATATAAATTATAATAATACGTTAGCGGTTTTACATCGCGGCACTGACAAGTATAAAGAAGCAAAATTACAAACAGTTGATTGGTGGCTTGAACAATGTGATTCAATTATGTCGTGCTCGGATAAAATTTTGTTTCAATCAGATGAATTACAATTTAAAAATAAATTTTTAGAAAAATATAAAGAAAACATTTTTACATTTGAAGAAATGGTATTTGAAAATGAGTATATAACACCGAAAACAAATAAAATAGAATGGAGTATAAATTTTGAAAGTATTATGCACATTATATCTAAGTGTTATAAAATTTTCACCCACGCTGGAAATGGTGGTATTATTCCTATATTATATAGAGGAAATATTGAAAATGTTTACCAATGCAATCATGAAGGTAAATTTATAAATTACAATGAAAAAAATAATAACATTTAGTGTATTCGGTAATAAACCGATATATCAAAAAGGAGCTATAGAAAATCTTAAATTAGCTCAAACCATTTATCCTGATTGGGTGTGCAGATTTTATTTATTTGAAGAAGACCATCTTATAGAAAAAGATTTAATAAAAATTTCTCCAAATGTTGAAATTGAAAAAATAGAAAAACCTGGCAGTTTTTATTCAACTTTATATAGATTTTTTCCTTTAAGCGAAGAAGGAGTAGAACGATTTGTGTCTAGAGACACAGATTCAAGATTATCTTATAGAGAAAAAGAAGCTGTTGATGAATGGATAAAATCCGATAAAACCTACCATATAATGAAAGATCATCCTTACCATTTTACATCAGAATTTCCGATTTTAGCTGGTATGTGGGGGGGAAAGGGTGGAGTATTTAATGATATTAAATATACTTTAAATGAATTTATTAAAGAATCAAAAGACACCAAAGGAATAGATCAAAAATTTTTATACGATTATTATCACGAAGTAGTTAAAGAAGACTATTTAGAACATACAAATGAAAATTTTCCTTCGTTGCGCAACTTTGAAAGAGACAAAATATATTTTGTAGGCCAGCCTATAGACGAAAATAATAATTTTACAGGGGACTGGGTTAATGATTTAAAAGTTTTAGGAGTAAGCACTTGAAAAGGGTATTATTCCATGAAGGAGTGTTTTCTCAAGGGGGTACAACCAAAGCCTTATTAGATTATGCGATAAATAATGAGAAAATTTTAAACAATAAATCCTTTTTAGCATTTCACAAAATAGAAAACACTCAAAATAAAAATTTACTCGAAAATAAATTAAATGACTTAAAAGATAATTTTGAAATTTTAATATACAACAATTATGAAGAACTGGAAAACTATATTAAAGATCAAGACATTCAATACCACTATGAATTAAAAAGTGGTGAAAAAACTGGATTTTTGAGTACTTTTGCAAAAAATTGCATTCATGCGGTTTTCCCACAAAATTCTAATCAAATACACGGAGAAGTGTATGCGTTTATTTCAGAGTGGTTATCAAAACATAGTCAATTAAACATACCATATGTTCCGCATATTGTGAATTGTGAAAACAATTTGGAACCTAAAAAATTTCGTGAAATTTATAATATACCAGAAAAAGCAAAAGTTTTTGGAAGGATAGGTTCTTATAATGAATTTAATATAGACTTTGTATTTAATAGTATAAAAGAAACTTTAAATTTAGACAGCAATATCTGGTTTGTTTTTATTAATACTCCGAATTTTATAGAACATGAAAGAGTTTTGTTCCTTCCTGCAATTTTTAAAGAATCAGAAAAAGCTAATTTTGTAGAAAGTTGTAATGCTATGATACATGCAAGAACCCGCGGAGAAACTTTTGGATTGGCAATTTCAGAATTTTCAATTAAAAATAAACCGGTTTTCACCTATAAAAATTCTCCAGAACAAGCTCACATCGACATTTTAAAAGACCAAGCGGTTTTATACGACAATGAAAAAAATTTAATTAATCTTTTCGTTGAATATGATTTTACACAATCTAAATCATATAACGCATATCAACAATTTAATCCTTTATATGTTATGGAAAAATTTAACGATGTTTTTTTAAAATAATGAATATACAAGCAATTAAAAAATATTTTGCGCCTAAAAGTATTTTAGATATAGGTGCACATACTGGTGAATTTTACCATCTTTGTAGATCAAATTTCAATTTTGATAAATATTTTCTGATAGAAGGCAATGATAGTTGTGAATCAGATTTAACGTCTTTAAACTTGCCTATGTATATAGGATTGGTAGGCAAAGAAATAGGAGAAATTGATTTTTATAAAACTAAAGAAGACCCTAAATCAACCGGCAATTCTATATATCGAGAAAATACTAGACATTTCAAAGATGATAATGTAATCATTGAAAAGAAAAAAATTGTAACAATTGATTCATTAAACTTGGGTGATTTTGATTTAATAAAAATAGATACACAAGGTTCAGAGCTTGATATTTTAGAAGGAGCTCAAAATACAATTAAAAATACTAAAGGCATAATATTAGAAGTTTCTTTAATAAATTATAATGAAAATGCTCCTTTGATTAAAGATGTTTTAGAATATATGAAAAAAATAGGGTATGAAGAAAAGGAAACATTGAAAGACCATCATTTTAGTGATGGAGAGCTTATTCAAAAGGACATACTTTTTTTACCTAAATGAAAATAGATAAAGCTATTTTTTTGGGATCTGATAGTCTAACATATAGAATAATTTGATTTTCTTATTAAAAAGAGTATTATACAAATATCTAAATTAACATAAAAAATAAGTTATGATATACAATTTTAAATACGTAAAACGTCACGATAGGACCGAAGTTATAGAGTATTTGTCCGAAAAAAACTTTACTAGAGTAATAGATTTAGGAGCATGTGCTGCATCGTGGTCTACTTCATATATAACACACTATGCAGATGTGCAAAGACATTCAAATTCTAATCTTCATGGTTTTGTTGGAAGCATTTGCACATTCAATGTCTGGGAAGAAATCCTTAAGGATGTAGAACAGCATGGCAAATATGATTTTGTAATATGCTCTCATACGCTAGAGGACATAAGTTCTCCTCAGTTAGTGTGTGAAATGATGCCTAAAATTGCAAATGAAGGATTTATTGCAGTTCCTTGTAAATACTCTGAACTCAAAAAACATGAAGGGTCATATTATGGGTATATTCATCATCGTTGGATCTTCAATAAAGAAGGAAATGAATTTGTCGCATATCCAAAATTGAACTTCATTGAATATTCTGATATTACAAACAAACTTTTTACTGGTAGAGATGTAGAAGATAGTTTAGAAATAAGCTTTTTTTGGAAAGACACTTTTAAAATGAAGGTTATAAATGGAGACTATATGGGACCGAATATTAGTTCGGTAATTGGTTATTTTAATGGGCTTTGCACAGATTAAATCAAGCAAACTAATTTGATTTTTGGCAAAAAATAATATCTTTAATGAAAAAAGTAGTTTTTAATAATTTAAAAATTAAAAACTTTCTCTCTATTGGTGATCCTGGTATAGAATTATCTTTCAAATCAGGTATTACTCTTATAACCGGCGAAAATAAAGATAAAGATAGCCGCAATGGTGTAGGTAAAAGTTCTGTAATTGAATCAATATATTGGTGTTTATTTGGCTCCACTTTAAGAGACATTAAAAAAGATAAAATTTTACATAACCAAACTAAAAAAGATTGTAAAGTTATTTTAGAATTTTTTATTGAAGAAGGGCAATCAAAAAACCATTATCGAGTGGTAAGGTCATTAGAACCTAATAAAATATTATTAGAATTAGATAATAAAGATATATCACTTTCTTCAATACCCAAGACAGATGATTATATTAAAGAATTGATCGGAGCGAATGAAGAAGTTTTTCAAAATGCGGTTATTATGTCTGCTAATAATACCGTGCCGTTCATGGCTCAGAAAAAGATTGATAAAAGAAAATTTGTCGAAGGCATTTTACAATTAAACATTTTTAGTGAAATGTTGTTAAAAGCTCGAGCCGACTTTAATGAAATTAAAAATGAAAACACTAAATTAAGCTCTAAATTTACAGAACAACAAAGAAATTTAGAAGTTTATAATAATCAAATAGAAAAAAATAAAAAAACCCGTCAATTTAAAATAGAACAAATTCAAGAAAAAATAGAAAATCATAAAGTTAAAATCGAAGAGATTTCATCTCTGGATATAAAGGTTTTAGAAGAACAACTACAAACAATAAAAGATAGTATAACCAAAAAAGAACAAGATTTAATAAATCTTCAAGATACAATAGCTCCAAAACTTAATGAAAAATTAAAAAAACAAGAAGCTTTAATTCAAGAAATTGTATCTAACATTAAAAATTTAGAAAAATCAAAAACAGATATAAGCAACAAAGAAGGGGTTTGTACTCTTTGTAAAAGACCTTTTGAGGGTTTTGATGTTGCGGAACTTAAAATTCATCTATCAGATATAGAGACAGAATTAAAGAAAATTAAAAGCAATTATAATGAAGAGAGTTTAAAATTACAAACTTTAAAGAATAAAAGTCTAGAAATTTCAAAATTGAGTGTGTGTCTAAACAAAGAAATAAAAGAATTAAATGATCAAAAACAAAAATTAATATTAGATTCTAAATCTTTAGAACAATTGAATTTAAGGATTCAGGAATTAACACAAGAACAAGAAGACCTCAAAAATGAAAAAGATAGCATGGAAGATTTATTGACTAATACAGAAACAGAAATAAAAGAAACTGAATTTCAATTGCAAGAGGTTCAAAAGCAAATGTCTATATTAGACACTGTTAAGTTTGTTGTTTCTGAAGAAGGGGTTAAAACTTTTATTATTAAAAAAATGCTTAATTTGCTAAATTCAAAATTAAACTACTATTTGCAAATATTAGAAGCTCCTTGCACTTGTAATTTTAGTGAAACCTTTGAAGAAACTATTACTAATGAAAAGGGTAAAGAATGTTCTTATTTTAATTTTAGTGGTGGAGAACGGAAACGTATAGATTTAGCTGTGTTATTTATGTTTCAAGATATGTTGAGAACACAATCCGCTACTTCATTTTCAATTAGTATGTATGATGAATTGTTTGATTCTGCTCTTGATGCGAAAGGGGTTGAAAAGATTTTAGAAATTTTAAAGAGCCGCACAGACAATTATAATGAATGTGTTTATATAGTGTCTCATAACAAAGAAGCTCTTAAAGTTGGTGTAGATCAAGTGTTGTTATTGGAAAAATTAAACGGTCAGACATATTTAATTGCTTGATTTACATACAAACCACCATATAATATGAATATGATTGATATTAATAGCGAAACCTTGTTTTTATCGGATGATAAAGTAATAAAATGAAGTTATATTTTTTAGGTTTAGAACATTTAAATGTAGAAAAATTGATGGATTGGCATAGTGCTTTTTCTATTATACCGTATATTTCGACAGAAACTTATGAAGAAGTTAAAAAACAAAAAAATAGTATAGTATACGAAACAATATTTTCAAATCTTTTTTTAAACGGCTCGCTTTTAGATCATCAAATTACAAAGAATGTAGAAGAGTCAGATTTTTTAATATACCCATACAAACTAAATGATGGTATCAAAAATTATTTAGATGTGGCAAAAAAATATAATAAAAAAATCATCACCTTTTATTTTGATGACAATTCTACACCTTTCAATATACCACCAGAAGTTGTTTTATTTAGAAGTTCTATTAACAGGTCTTTAAAAAAAGACAACGAAAGATGCCTTCCTTATATCGCACCAGATCAAAAATTTACAAACGTTACGCCTAAAGAAAAAATTGGGTTCGTTGGTCGAACACAGCACGGAAGATTAGAGCTTTTAGAGTCTTTAAAGAAAAATTCTGATATAGAAACGGATTTTATATACAGAGATGGTTACTGGCATCATTGGGCCGATACCGAAAATAAGCAAATAATTTCTCGACGAGAATATAATAAAAACTTAGCAGAATGTAAATACCATTTTTGCTACAGAGGTCACGGAAATTTTAGTTACAGATTCACAGAAATTTTAAACTTTGGGAGAATTCCGATACTTGTTGATAGTGATACAGTTTTACCTTATAATGATGTAATCAAATGGGACGATTATATAATGTTTATTAATCCTACTGAAATCCAAGATATTGCAAATATTATCAAAACTCGTAAATATTCCTGTGAAAAGAACAGAGCACTATGGGAAGATTATTTCTCTCCGTGTGGGTATTTTAACAAATTTTTAACCGAAGTATAAATATGATTGATATTAATAACGAAACCTTGTTTTTATCGGATGATAAAGTGTTCTATACCATAGAAGGAGAGGGTGAGTTTATCGGAGTACCTTCAGTATTCATGCGTATGTCTATGTGTAACTTGACTTGTATTGGCTTTGCATCAGAAGATGCACCCAATGGATGTGATTCGTTTATTTCGTGGTCTGTAAAGAATAAGATGACATTTGCAGAGATATTTCAGATGATGGAAGAGAATAGTTACACTAATCACTTAGCGCATAGTGCTATTTTAAAGCTCACTGGCGGAGAACCTCTTATTCAACAAAAGCAATTAATTAAATTTATTAGAGCATTTATTGAGAGGTATAAGATTTTACCTCGTATTGATTTTGAAACAAACGCCACGTTAATGCCAGACCCTATATGGAAGAATGAATTTCTTGCAACGTTTACCACATCACCAAAGCTTCGCTCAAACGGGGATCCAGAAGATAAGACATACAAACCAGAAGTTCTTAGTTGGCATTCAAAAAATAACTCCGGGTTTAAATTTGTAATCAATTCAGATGAAGATATTAAAGAGATTTGGGAAAAGTATGTAGAGGATAAAAATGATATCAATGTAGGTAAAGATCGTATTTGGTTTATGCCTTGTTGTGGTTCAAGAGAAGAGCATATTGAAAGAGCTACAGCTGTTGCTGAATATGCTAAAGCTATGCATGTTAACTTTTCTCCAAGATTACAATTGGTAATCTGGGATAAAGCATTGAAAGTTTAGTTGTCAGGGCTAATTAGCACATATGGCTTTAAAAATTAAAGAGTCGCAAGAATCTACAAACAACAATGTTTTTGAATATAGAGCAGTTAACACGGGATTGCCTTATATGCCGGCTCATATCCCTACACAACTTCCTACATATAGTTATGTCCAGGCGTATTCAATTAAAGTAGCAACACCTCCTCCAATAACAATGCCTGAAGCTAATTTGCCCAGAGCATTGAATTACTATGCAGATTATGGTGGTTGTGGTTTCTGGAGAATGATATGGCCAGAGTTTAGTTTAAATGCATATCAAAAAGCAGTTATTTCTGGTTTGACCTGTATGGTTTTAGATTTAAGATTTTATCAAGGATTAAAAGCTATTCGATTGCAAAGACAAGCCACGCCAGCTCAAAATGCTTTCGTAAAAGAATTAGTTAAAGCTAAGCCTCAATTAGGATATCGTTTGTTATATGAGGTCGATGATATAGTTTTTAGAGAAGATATTCCAGACTATAATAGATGTAAAGATGCTTTTGTAGATCAAAAAATTGTAGACAGTATTTTAGAAATCATGGGTATGATGGATGAAATTACAGTTACTTGTCAATATATGAAAGATTATTATATTAACAAGACTGGTAATAAAAAGGTAACTGTTATTCCTAACTATCCTCCTAAGTTTTGGTTAGATAGATTTTATAACGAACAGCGAATTGAGGAACTATATGAAAAGAATAAAAAGAGACCTAGAATTTTATATGCCGGCTCTGGAACTCATATAGATGTATTAAATCGTACTGGATCGAATGATGATTTCGGTCATGTGGTTGATTCAATCATTAAAGCTCGTAAGAAATTTAAATTTGTTTGGAAAGGATGTTATCCTTTAGCTGTTAAGCCTTTTATTGATAATGGTGAGATGGAATATATTGATTGGTCATCTTTACACGATTATCCTCGAGGTTTAGTAAATGCTAACTGTAATGCAGTCATGGCTCCTTTAGTTGATAATGTCTTTAATAAATCAAAGAGCAATATTAAAATGGTTGAAGCTGGAGCATTAGGAATGCCAGGCGCTTATCAAGACCTTTGCACCTATCAAGGAGCAGATTATAATTTTAAGAATGGAGATGATTTAATAGATCAATTGTCTCATATAACATCAGACTTTGATAGATATATGAGATTATCTTCTAAGAGTAGAAAATGGGTAGAAACACTTTGGCTCGAAGATCATTTAGATGAATACGAGGCCCTCTATTTTACAGAATGGGGCTCAAAAGAAAGAGCAGAGAAAAGTTCGTTGTTGATTTCCAATAATCCTGATCAGAAAATATAAATTGTGTCTTATCGCAATGTTTATTATGATGGTCGTCGTCAGGTAGTACACCTGTGGACTTGGGATGAAAATGGCAACAGAGTCAAACTGGAGTCTAGCCATGAACCTTCTATATACATAGAATCCGCTAGTGTAAAAGATGCTACATCTATTTTTAACACTCCTCTAAAAAAGGTATCGTTTAAAAACCAATTTGAAAGGAATAAATTTGTTTCAGAGACACCTATTAAAAGGTTATTTGGTAATTTAAGCTGTGAACAGCAGTTTTTGTTAAATACTTTTAAGGATGAAATTGATAAACCAGAATTTACTAAAAATCCTTTAAAGATATTTTTCTTGGACATTGAAACATATTCTCCAAATGAATTTCCGCAGCCGGAGATAGCTAAAGATCCTATTAATCTAATTACTTTATACAATACATTAGATGGAAAATATTATACATGGGGACTTAAACCTCACAAATCAGAGAAACCAGATGAGGTTTATTTTTATTGTAAAAAAGAAACAGAACTTTTACAAAAATTCTTAGAATTTTGGGAGCAAGACCCACCAGATGTTTTAGCAACATGGAATGGTGAAGGATTTGATATTCCTTATATTATGAATCGTCTCCATAAGCTTTTCGGAGAAGAAGATGCTGCTCGTTTGTCTCCAATTAATACATTGTATTACCGAGAAAATGTTGCGATGAATAAATTCGGTAAGATGATTAATCGCTGGTATATACGCGGAGTTAGTAACATTGATTACATGGAAGTGTATAAAACATTTTCACGAGGAGATAGAGAGTCTTATTCATTGGGTTATATTGGAGAATATGAATTGAAAGAGGGTAAAACCAATATTGGAGCCACTAGTCTTGCTACTTTGTCAGATACCAACTGGGATGATTTTGTTACATACAACATTCAAGACGTGAGATTGTTAGTTAAATTAGATGAAAAATTAAAATTCCTTAAATTGATTAGGACCTTGTCTTACAAAGGATTTATTCCTTTTGAGCAGTCGTTAGGCAAAGTCTCAATGATTACAGGTGCGGTAGCCCATCAAGCATTAAAACAAGGATATATTATTCCTACATTTAAAAATGATGGGATTAGAGATGAATATGTCGGTGGATATGTACATGAACCAGAAAGGGGTCTGTCTAAATCGGTTGTTAGCTTCGATGCCAATAGTCTATATCCCAACACCATCATTACATTGAATATTTCACCAGAGACTAAAATTGGTAAGATATTGGAAATTAACGGAGATGAATATACTTTAAAATTGGCTAATGAAAAAACTGTTGTACTGGCTAAAGATAAATTTGAAAGGTTGATACAGAAAGAACAATTATCAGTTTCAAGATACAACGTACTTTATACTCAAAAGTTTAAAGGAGTGATTCCTAGTCTTATTGATCGTTTATATGCAGAGAGAGTTGAAGCTCGTTCTAAAATGAATGATAACAAGAAAAAGCTTAGAACAATTAAAGATCCTATTGAAAAAGAAAAGGTTAAAGATGAAATTCTTAATCTAGATACGCAACAAAACGTATATAAATTAGTTTTGAATTCAATTTATGGAGTTTTCGCACAAAAATATTCACCTCTTTTTGATATTGATCACTCGGCTAGTATTACAGTGACCGGACAGAACGTAGCAAAACAGGCAGCAGATATTGTTTATGAGTTTGCCAAGACTAAAGGCTATACTGGAGGCAAAGAGAAAATTTATCTATACGGTGATACAGATTCTACATACTTTTCAGTAGAACCTATTTTAAAGCATTTAAATATAGAGTTAACAAAAGAAGGTAAAATTACAGAAGAAGCCAGATCAGTCATTAAAGAGATTGATGACCATCTTAATACCGAAATTATTAATTGGGGCAGACAAGAATTAAAATCTATAGATCCTCGATTCGTATTCAAGCATGAGACTACTTGCGACGTAGCTCTCTTTATGGAAAAAAAGAGATACATTTTACACATTTTAGAATCAGAAGGCAATATCCCAAGTAAACCTTTTAAATATGTTGGTGTAGAAGTTGCAAAATCCTCTGTATCAGAGCCTGTTAAATGTTTAATTCGTAGTGTGATTGAATCAGCAATGCTATCTTTAGATCAAAACAAGTCAAACAACATATTCAGAGATGCCTATGAGAAATTTAAATCGATGCCAGTCGACTATGTTGCATTACGTAGCAAGATATCAGACATAGAAAAGTATGAAAGCCGTCTTGGACCACACGGTGAGATTGGAAAGGGTACACCTATTCATGCAAGGAGTGCATTACATTTCAACCATTTATTGAAGCATTTTAATATTGAAACCAAATATGAAGCGATAATCAGTGGTATTAAAATCAAATACTTTTATACTTCTAAAAATCCTTTTAATTATAGATCAATAGCGTTCATAGACAGGTTTCCAACAGAATTAGAATCTAAAATACAACCAAACTATCAATTAATGTTTGACAAGTTGGTAGCTCCTCCTATTGAAAGAGTTTATGATTGTATAGGGTGGAGATTACCTCAAACGGGTATGGAAGTACAAACAGATTTATTTGATTTATTTTCTTGACAGTTTCGTTTTTTTTAATAGAATTATAAAACTTATGTTAATAGCACATGAAGCACCACTAAAAATAATGGATAAAGTTCAGACAATTACCGATTACGATTATTGTCTAGTTCATCTTTTAGATGAAAGTGAACCTTATAGGGAGTTTTTCTTTAATGCCAAGAAAAACGGTAGACGCATTATCATGGATTGTAGCACCTATGAACTAGGACATTCATATGATTGGGACAAATACTTTGATTGGGTAGTTAAACTACAACCAGATGAATACATAATACCGGACGTTTTCCAAGATATGGAAAACAATTTTGAAAGCTTTGAAAACTTTTTAACATCTTTTCCAACTCATATGATACCAAGTAAACGAATTGGTGTTATACAGGGCACTAGCTATGAGGAAATGGTTGAATCTTATAAATTCATGACCGAACAAGCAGATAAAATTGCTATTAGTTTTGGTTATAACTATTTTTGGGAACAGGAAAAAAGTAGTTTAGATGATGTTGATGAAAATACTATTAAAACAGAGTATATGCCTAAAGCCTACAGTGTAGGTAGATTCAATCTTTTGAATAGGTTCATAGAAGATGGTGTCATTGATTATCACAAAAAACATCATCTTTTAGGATGTGGTACTCCTACGGAATTTTGGAATTATGGTAAAGACAAGGATCGTTACAGATATTCTTTTGTTGAATCAATAGACACATCGCATCCAGTAATTGCCGGATTTTTTAATTTGGATTACGATGATCAAATTAATACTATTACAAAACGCCCAGAGAAAATGGTAGATATCTTTAATGATGAGGTGTCTCTAGAACAATGGTCTACTATTGAATCAAACGTTAAAACCTTTAAGAAGAACATTTTATGCCTGTAAAATTAATCAGCGTCTCACAACCACTTATTGAAGGGTTACTTAATGCAGAAGATTTAATCTGCTATTGTGCTAGGGTTTCAAACCCGTCTAATCAAATGAACACAGAAACAGCTCCGAAGTTGTTAAAATATTTGATAAAACATAAACATTGGTCACCATTTGAAATGGTTTCTGCTACGTTTGAAATAACAACATCTAGAGCCATAGCAGCTCAAATTTTAAGACACCGCAGTTTTAGTTTCCAAGAGTTTAGTCAAAGATATAGCAAAGCAACAGAATTACATTCTTTTGATATACGTAAACAAGCAGAAAAAAACCGTCAATCAAGTACAGAAATGTTAGATTTGACACCCGAAGAAGTTAAATCTATTGAGGAATATCTTAAAGATGGAGTTTCATTGTATGAAAATCTTTTGAATAAAGGAGCAGCTAAAGAATGTGCTCGTATGATGTTACCTCTTTGTACAGAAACCAATCTATATATGGCGGGTAATATAAGAAGTTGGATACATTATTTAGATTTACGCACCCAACCAGACACTCAATTAGAACATAGAGAAATTGCTTTAGATATTAAAGATATCTTTACAAAGATATTTCCTAATGTATCTTCTGCTTTAGAGTGGATAAATCCCGTTGATTAATTTAAACTATAAACTATAATATATCATATGAGTAATAAACCAAATAACAACATCGTAGCCATTTTAGATGCAGTTGGACGCACTATTGTTGGTGAATTAAATGAAGAAAAAACCAACGACCAAGTACTTGGACTTAAAAATCCAGTAGTGTTGCATATTGTACCACAAGATCAAAACGGTCGCATGTCGGTACAATTGCTTCCTCTTTTCTTCAGGGAATTTTTAGCAGACAAATCCGGTGATGCAACCTTTGAATATAAGAAAAACTATGTTACCGATATTTCTGTTGATGCATTAGATTTCCGTTTACAGGCTCAATACAGCCAATTATTCAATAAGAGTAATACGTTTGTGGCACCTCAAACAATCGGTGGCCAATCTCAAGCACCTGTTACACAGAATAACGATTCCAGTTCTGTGATTAACCTCTTTGATGAATAATCTGTATGGCAAAAAATAAAGAATATTCAGCAGATGTATCTGCAGCATTTAAGGTTTTAGATGATCTCAATCCAGATGCATCTTTTTTAGATCAAAATACTCTATCACAGGTTAGTTCTTGGATTGATACTGGATGTTTAGCTTTAAATGCTATCATCAGTGGTTCCTTGTATGGTGGAATTCCGTCTGGGAGACTGACCGGTTTTAGTGGTCCTCAAGCTTGTGGCAAAACCTATATTATCAATAAGATTATAGCTAATGCTCAAAAGCAAGGTAGGTATGCAGTTGTTTTTGATACAGAAAATGCGGTTGATAAGGATACCGCTTCATCTTTAGGGTGTGATCCTTCTAAAATTAAATATTGTCCAGTTGAAACCGTGGAGCAATGTCGTAATCAAGTGTCTGCCTTTTTAGATTCTGTTATTGAAAAAAATCTTAAGGGTAAATTTATTATAGCCATTGATTCTCTTGGCAATCTAGTTTCAACCAAAGAGATGAATGACGTAGCTGCTGGTAAAGACGCTATGGATATGGGTACTCGAGCCAAAGGTTTAAAGAGTATGATGAGAGTTTTGACTTTGAAAGCTGCTAAAGCAGATACACCAGTCATATTTTCAAATCACATTTATGCCAATCCGGCAGATATGTATCCTTCTTTGGTTAAACAACAATCAGGAGGATCTGGTCCTTTGTATCTAGCTTCTGTTTTGGTACAGATGGCAGTTAAGAATGAAAAGTCTTCTGGAGGTCAAAATTCTAGTAGAGATGCTGTTGAAGACATTGCACCAATGGCAAAAGACATTAACGGTATTACACTCCGTATGTTGACAATTAAAAATCGATTTGCTCCTCCTTTTTTGGAAGTTGAGTCTTATTTAAACTTCCGTTCTGGGTTAGGCAAATATTCTGGTCTTCTAGATCTGGCACTCGGTTATGGTGTAGTAGTTCAAAACGGACCTACATTTGCTTTTGCAGATGGTACCAAATTAGGATATTATAAAAATTGGAGACAAGATGAAGAAATTTGGGAGAATAAAATTCTTCCGGAATTAGAGAAAAAACTTCAAACTGAGTTAAAATATAAAAAAGAAAGTGCAGTAGAACAACCTACTGAACAACCTACTGAACAACCTATAGAAGAAGAGGACGAACAAGATGTTTCAATCGACGAAAATAATTGAACTAGGATCATGTGCTTTTAGACAACCTAAAGCAACATCCCATTGTAGACATATTCACGGGTATAGATTGCAAGCTAAGATTTGGTTTGCATGTATAGAATTGGATGAACATAATTGGGTGACTGATTTTGGTGGTTTAAAAGAATTAAAAACTGATCTTGAAGAAATATTTGACCATACATTGGTGATTAGTAAATCAGACCCTTGCTTATCTCTTTTCAAGGATCTAGCAGCAGCTGATGCTGCTAGGCTAATTGTTATGGATGGAGTTGGTATAGAGAAATTTGCACAGAAAGTTTTTGATATGTCTGATTCTTTTATCAAGAAAAAGACCTTAGAAAGAGTTTGGGTAGAGAAAGTAGAGGTATGGGAGCATGAAAAGAATTCAGCAATGTATCTTAAACCAGAAGCTCCAGTTTTTGCAATTTCTCAGACTTTTAATCACGGTCCTACTATTCTTTAATTGATTTTTAATTGAAGAATAGTTATAATAAGGCTGTGATAAAGTCTTTAGCTCTAGACACTTCTCTATTTGAGAAGGTGATTATTTACAATGCTTTGATGGATCCTCTTTATCTAGAGAGTATTGTACACCATGCTAAACCTTCTTATTTTGAGAACACTAATATTCGTTCAGTGTTTGAATCGTTGAATGATTTCTACCAAGTTCATGGTAAAGTTCCTAATGTCACAGAGTTAAAAGTACATTTGACAGACCCAGATAAACGTAATGCTCTCAAACAAGTCGCATTAGGATTTGCTGACATTGATAAATCTTACGATAAAGATGTTTTACTCACAAATACTGAAAGGTTTTTAAAAGAAAAGGCAGTCTATAATACCGTATTAAAGACTTCTATAGATGTTCAATCTGGTCATATTGACACATCAAAGATTTTAGCAGAGTTTGAGGCAGCTTGTGGTATTAATTTAGTTGAAGATTATGGATTTGACTATTTTGAAGGCATAGACAGGCATTGTGACGACCTACAAAAAGTATTTAAAGTAATACCTTCAGGATGGAAATGGCTTGATGATCGCATTGGAGGAGGATTTTTAACTGAAGGTAGGTCATTATATGTGTTTTATGGAGTCACGAACGTTGGTAAATCGATTTTTTTAGGTAATATAACGACCAACATATTAAGTCAAAACAAAACAGTTGTCTTAATATCTTTAGAAATGTCTGAACAGATATATGCTAAACGTATCAGTTCTCAGCTATCACGTATACCTATGGGTGATCTGTCGATGCAGATTGAACCTTTAAAACAAGAAATCAACACTTATAAGCTTAAACATAGCGATGCAAAGCTTATTATTAAAGAATTTCCTCCTAAAACTGTTACCCCTTTACAAATTAAGGCTTATATAGAAAAATTAGTTCGTAAAGGCATTAAACCAGATGCCATAGTTTTAGATTACCTTAATCTTTTGGCTCCTGTTGATAAGGGTATGAATTCTTATGAAGGTATTAAGCAAATTACAGAGTTGGTAAGGGCTTTATCCTATCATTTTAGTTGTCCAGTTATATCAGCAACTCAAGCAAATCGGACAGCATATGAGCAAAATAACCCAGGATTGGAAACTATTAGTGAGTCTATGGGTCTTGCACATACAGCAGATGCTCAATTCTCAATTTGGACGGAAGAGGAAGATTTTGAATTAGGTATCATACATTTAGGCATTACTAAAAATAGATTTGGTCCGAGACAGTGTCATACAGTATTGGAAATAGATTACCCAACATTAACCCTTAGAGATCCAGACAGTGTATCACAATCTTTTACTTCACAGCGTAGAAACATACCAGGCGAAATACAAAGTATAGCAAGCACCTTAAATGCAATTGAAAACCTTGACGAAAGTGGTGACAAATAACAAGTTACCATTAAATATATGAGATGCAAAAGTGTTACCATGTTTTTACGCACAATGATTTAGATGGTGCAATTAGTTTGCTTACTTTAATGTGGGCTAGACCAGAAGCCTCGTTTGAATATACTCCTCTCAATAATCTAGACATTGAGACGAAACTTAAATCTCAAATCAACAATTCACATAATTCGCCTTCGACATTTGTTTTGGATTTGTCTTTGAGAGAAGAATTTTTACCAGATTTAGATCAAAGTCATATAACTATTATAGATCATCATAAGTCTTCAGAACCTTTCGTTAAAAGGTTCAGCAAGGCTAAAGTTTTTTATCAAGAATATTCTTCAAATGCTTTATTAATGAGAAAACTGTTCAAAGAAAGTTCCCCGGAACTTTCCCAGGAACAAAAAATGTTAATAGCTTTAGCAGATGATTTTGATTCTTACAAGCTCCAACTACCAGAAAGTTACGATTTGAATATATTATTCTGGAGTGATTATCGTAATAAGTTTGCATCCTTTATTAAAGACTATCATAAAGGTTTTAAAAAATTTACGGATTCACAGATTAGAACCATTAATTATATTAAAAAAGAAGCAGCTAAAGAAGCAGAAAATACTCCTTTATTTTACGGAGAATTAAATATAGGTGGTAACAAGAAAAAAGTATTCGCTGCAATGGTTCAAAAAATAGTCCCTCAAGTGATGGATCTGTTAATGCTTAAATACAAACCTGACATATTTTTCTTTATAAATATTAAAAATGAAAAAGTTTCAATACGTCAAGGAGCTACAGATTCACCTGTAGACTTAGGTACGTTCGCTACAAAAATTTGTGAAGGTGGAGGACACCCAAATGCAGCTGGCGGTAAAATAACACCTTTATTCATGGAGATGATGAAAAATTTAAAACCTTTATGATCATTACCTCCTCTCAACAAATTGAAGATGCAATCAACCCATCAAGTGTATTTGATGCAGCTGAATTTGAAGAGATAACACTTAAATTTGGTTCGTTCGTTTGTATAGCCAAAGGAAAAAAACTTAACTATCTTAATTTTCTAAAATTTTTAATAGATGATAAAAAAACACAAAAATTATATTTTGCTTTAATAGGCGAAGAAAGTTTACAAAATATTATTCGTGCATATTTAGGTAGTACTCCTAATATCTATAAAAAAATCTTCAGATCAAAATTAAACAAACAAAACCGCAAAACAAAATCCCTTGAATAAGCTTAGTAAAACAGAACAGTCTATTTATAA